ACATTAAAAAATAATATCATTGAATATCTTTCAGAATATAGAATGATAAATGATTATTTGGAAATTGAAAGTGGTGAAGTTATAGATGTGGGTGTTGAAATTGACATATTAGGTGATAAAAATGAAACAGAAACAGAAATCGTTAGATCTGTAATTGAAAAAGTTATTAATTATTTCTCAATAGATAAAAGAAAAATGGGAGACCCATTATTTGTTGGAGAATTATTTAAGGAAATCGGTACTGTTGCAGGTGTTGTAAGTGTTGTTAAAATTAGAGTATATGGAAAAGTTGGGGGTGAATATTCAACTAATGAAGTAGCTGTTGGGTATGAAGATGAGACCACCAAAGAAATATCACAATCCGATATGACAATTTTTATGAAATCAAATCAAATTCCACAAATTAGATTCCCAAATAAGGATATCAAAGTGAGGATAAAACCTTTGGTTTCGACTACATTCTAAATTCAAATTTTCTTATATTATTTTAGAAAATCTCATTGTTTCTATTTATTATAAGAATGACACAAAAACATAGAATATCTACAAATATCGGTAAGGACCAAGTAATTAAAGTTGAGTTAAAACAAGATTTTGATTTACTTGAGGTTCTTTCATTAAAATTTACACAAAAAGAGGTATACACATCACTTTGTGCAGATTATGGTGTTGTTGTAGGTAGAATTTCGGTTAATAATGGATTAGGTGTACCAAACGCCAAAATATCAATTTTTATACCACTTAGTGAAGAAGATGAAAATGATCCTGTAATATCAAAATTATATCCTTACAAATCAAGTGTATCCGATGTTGATGACAATGGATATAGATATAATTTATTACCATCAAGAAAACAACATGGCGGACATGAACCGACAGGAACGTTTCCTGATCAATCAGAGGTATTGAATAGAGAAGAAGTTTTAGAAGTATACGAAAAATATTACAAGTATACGGTTAAAACAAATAGTGCTGGTGATTTTATGATATGGGGTGTGCCAATAGGACAACAAACCTTACATGTTGATGTTGATTTATCCGATGTTGGATGTTTCTCTTTAAGACCATATGATTTTATAAAACAAGGTTTAGGTGAAGATGCTTTTAAAAATACCTATACATTCAAATCATCTTCTGATTTGTCAACACTTCCACAAATTATAAGTTATGACAAAACCATAGAGGTTTATCCATTTTGGGGAAATGAAGATTTATGTGAAATAGGAATAACAAGAACCGATTTTGATTTATCAGATAGAGGTATCAAAATTGAACCAAAGGCATTTTTAATCGGTGGTACATACACTGATACAGGTAAGAACGCGTTAAACAAGAATTGTCAACCCAGAAGAAAAATGGGTAGAAAATGTGATTTAACAACTAAAACGGGAAAAATAGAAGCAATTAGATTCACACATAAAAAAGACACAAATTATAGACCTATTCTTGAAAAATATGAAATAGATCAAGATATACCTGAAGACGGTGGATTTGTAATGGAATTACCAATGAATACTGAATTCTTATATACGAATGAATTTGGTGAAAATGAAATTACGAATGACTCCAATAAAGGAGTCCCCACCGCTGCTTGCTATAGATTAAGATTTTCTTTAGACGATAGTGGTAATGAAAGAATCAGAAAGACCGCATCATATTTGGTTCCAAATATTAGAGAATATAAATCATATTTGTCGACACCTGATGAAACAGATAAATCATATTCATTCTCAACATCATGGAATGATTATCCAATTGATGCGGTTTCAAGTGATGGTGACAGAGGTATATTATATAATGAGTTTGGTCAATATTATCCAAGAGATTATTTTTATAGAGTAACATACAATAAAGTTTATACAATATCTTCTTTCCAAAATATTCACTTTAAAGATTCATCTTTTTCTAATGATAGATATATTGGAATTAAAGAAATAGTCCCTTCGGAAGAAGAAGATTGTTCAAATGATATTGTGACTCCTCCTGTTAATTTTGGTAAAAAAAATTTTACATTTAGTTTATTAATTGCAGATGTCTTATTGTTTATTGAACATTTGGGGAATCTTGTTACATTAACATTTTTTAATACATTAACAATTGTAATTCACAATTTGGCAGATGTTTTTAATCAATGGCCAACCAGATTTATCTTTAGACCACTTAAGAGATTTGCATATAGATTACAAGATGGTTCACAACGACAATTGTATTTAATTAATTATCCCGAGTGTGAGGAGTGTAATGGTGAAAATTCATTAGGTATTCAGGGTGGATTAGGAAATAATACTGATTATTGTGAAGTTGGTACTGCGACAATTGTTGGAACGACTGACCAATCTATCAGAACATTAGTAGTTAGTATGATTGATTTTGAAAATCCGGCATTAAACCCAACAGACATTTGTTATAATGCAGCAACACCATCAAGTATAGAAAACTTTATTTCAAATCAATCGTCATATATTATAACATATGGTTCAAACAGTTCTTCATTAATAGGAACCACAATTTTTTCCTATGATAGTGGTACAAATACATTAACCTTTGAAGACACAAATGGTCTTTTTCAAGAAGAAGTTACAGTAACGATAAGAGATATAAATACATCATCAAATGGTAGTTCAATTACTGTACCGGTTGAGTCGGGATGTGAACTTTACGATATACCTTATGATGAATCAATCGTTTCAACATATTTCATTGGTACAGGAAGAACACCATCATCAACATATAATCCGGGCGATGATGTTACCGCAACAAAAATAACAGATAACGGGATGTTTGAATTGAAAAGTTCATTTGATGGAGAATCATTTACAAAAATAACACCATCAGGATTTTCAGAATTCTCTGATGGTATTTTTAAAATAATACCAGGTTCACAAAGAAATGGAAGATTATTTGAAATTTTAAGAGAATATCGTAGAAGAAAAAGAGTTGGTAAATTATTTTGTGGTGGGATTGTTAATTACTCGTTTATTGATAATTGGTTATCGGGTTCACTGTACTTTTTTCAATTCAAAGGTAAAAAAGGAAAATATTGTGGTGATGTTATAAGGTATGTGAAATCACAAGATAAGTTTTACTATAGATCAGCAATTTACACCTCTGAATCAAATTGGGGTGGAATTAAACTAACTCAAATTGGTAGACCTACAACTTTAGTTGATTTAGGACCTAGAGATGAATTCATTAAAGAAATATGTATAGACAAATCATTAGATCCAAATTGTTCTGTTAGTAGGTCAATCGGACCAAGTTCTTTTCAAAGTTTTGGTGAAATTTTGGGATTGGCTATAAATTATAGAATGGACGTAAGTAACAATACATTTGATATAAATGATTTTTTTAATAATAGTGGATTTACGTATACCAATAGAGTTTTTGATGGAGACATTCTACAATTAATATCTATTAACAATGAGGTTGGTATTGAAGAATTTGATTTACAAAACCCAAGATACTTAGGGTATTCGTATCAATTTTTAGATCCTGATGTGATACCAAATGTTTTTAAAAATGGAACATCATATTATGGACCACTACCTATAACATTTTATTTAGACGAAGATGGTGAAAGAGTAAGAGCTTGTTTGAATGAACCAACACATATTGCAAATGATGGTATAACACAAGTACAAGGTAGACTTACCGAATCTTCTCAAAAAGTACCATTCTTTTTATGGGATAAAAAGGGTACAGGATTTGGACCTTATAATTCTTACCATGATAAACAATCTTGGGATTATGGAAATATTCAAGTTCAACCTTTACAAGGAATGACATATGCATATAATTTAACAGGTTCAACTGACGATTCTTCTGATAAGTACTTATTATTACCTATGACATATACATTTAGTGGGTTAACATTAGATACTGGTAATGTAACAAACGAAATTGAATTTGATGTTGTATTAACCGGAGATACACACACAATCTACGATTCTGAATATCCTGGATTTACATATTTGCATGTAACAGGGTATACAGGTCAAACAACAATTACACCAATATCCGGTGTTTTATACACAAGATTTGGTAATGCTGGTACATGGCATTCACAAAATTGGTTAAACACTTATGATTTTGTAATTAGAGAAACACAAGATTATTATACGGGAAATAAACAAATACTTTCAACACCATTTATGTTCTATTTTGGATTAAAAGTAGGAAAAACTGGTTTAGATAAATTTATTGAATTATTTGGTGACAAAGGAGCATTCACATCCGCAGAATAATGGAAAAAAAACAAATCATATTACCGACAAAAAGATTCGCAAATGCCGATGCGGAAGATGTAGATATTAGAATTAATCTCAGTGAAGAAAAAAATCTTTTACGTGAGGGGGATAAAAATATTGTTTTAGATATAAATGAACTTTTTAATAAAGAAAGAAACGAAAGTGTAAGATATAAAATACATGGTAAAATAAAAATGATTTTTAGAAACATGTATTCAGGCACTACATCATATGAACCATTGTTGAAAAATTTATATTTGGTCGGAGATGGTACTGGTGAAGCGGTTGGGTTTTTACCATATAATGAATTTTCTTTATTAAGAAATGACGTTGTTAGAGAAGTAATAAACCCTTCGTCAATTACAGGATCAACACTATCTTCTTATTCGCCGTCTTTAATTTTAACAGGGTATACAGGTCACACAACAATTACAACTATAAATGCTCCTTATCAGAATTGGAATGTTTACTTAAGTTATGTTTATAGTGGTGATACAAATTACCCAATGAGATATACATTGACCGGCGGAACATCGTATGGTTTTGTTTCAGGAGACGGAATACCATTCAGAGTTTCTACCGGAACAACATATACAACATTAACTTCTCCGGTTGAGCACGGAATATCAAATGGTGAATTTGTTATTATCAATAACAAAGCAATTTTAATTACAGAAGTCGGAAATGAAATATATAATTCTGAAAAGTATGTAATTAATATTTTAAATAACGATATCCCAACAGGAGTAACTTTTGTAAATAACACGGTAGTAGTTGGTAAAAGATGTTTAGATCGTAATAATATAACGGGAACAACATCACAATATTATGTACATAAACACAAAATATTAACATCATCTGAAGATTACATATTAGACAAAGTTGGTTTTGAGAGTCCAATATGGGAAGATGAAAAGAAAATTTTATTCGAAAACGCATTGCAAGAAAATGACGTAATTGTTGAAAGAAATAGAATGGAGTCGGTTATATATGATTTTAAGGAACCATTCACATTAACAGGTATAACAAATAATTTGGGTTACACACCAACAGATTTATATGTTTCTATTTTTTTTAGAAATGGTAATGGGTACTTCAACTACCCACCAAAAGTAGGTTGGAAATTCAATTTTCACGATACTTGGATAGACGCGCATTTTAGTGGAAACACTTCTGTGGAAACAAATATACCAACAGGTACAACAACAAGTAATTTATCGGGTACAACATTTACATCAGGTAATTTTTTATCAATTGGAACTACGGGATTAACAGGGGCATTTATTGAATATAATAAGAGTGAACTTAAAGAAAGAGTAATAAGTGAAGCTTATCATAAGTTCACCTCACCCATATTAATATTTGATCATGGACAAGACGATGCATCATTATTTTCGGGATCATCTGTAAATAATTTACATGGTTTATATTATCAACCTTATCACAGGATTAAAATAAGACAATTATCCCCATACATCGAAACTTCAAATACCGATGAAATACTTAATTTGCCCGATAATGTAAAATATTTTGAAAGTGAGGGAGTGTGGAAATGGAGAGATTTATATGATCAAGGATTTGTAGATCAGGATGGATATGGAACAAATTATCCGTTTATTAATAACATTCATTATATAAAAAATGATATTAATTTCTATTTAAGAAGTGAGAAAGATTATGTTAATAAATCGGATGGAATAAAGAAGTTTAAAGATAGTAAAATTTGTTGATGAAAATATTAAGAAAAGATATTGACCAAAATATTACATTAAATTCTGAGGACACTTTTAAAACTGATCTTGGTTGGCAAGACAATGCGGAAGAAATGGAAAAAGAGGTTCTTGAAAATATCATAAACCCCGTACAAAATTTTGAGACGGTAAGATACATACACAAACCTTACGTTAATTCAAGTGGATTAACACAAACAGATATATGGTTTAAATTTAATTTTTTAAGTGGTGCAACATATGTTCAAGATTATGAACCAACAGGTCTAAGTGCTAAAGAGAATGCACTAATGTTAAGACAAACAACTGAAAGTTTTTTTAGATTAGAATTTTACAAAACACCAAATAATGTATCACCTGACAGAACAAATAGAAGATTGGTTTTTTCTAAAAATTTATCACTACCATTAGGTGAGAAATTTTATTATACTGTACTTAACGATTATATTTTTAAACCTGTTTTTATGGGTTCAAACTATAGAAATAAAGAAAATATGTATTTTTTTTGGTTTCAAGACGATAGTGCATTGAATGAGGAAACATTGACGGGTGATACTTTTTATATGACCGCAAAATTTTTTAATGCTGAAGATGGATCAATTACCGATTTTGTCACTTCAAATCTTACAACCGAAGTTAACGAGAGTTCAAACATGTATTATAAAATGGTTATTAATAAATCGGATTATTCATATCAAATTTATAGATATAGTGGAACCACAGGAAGTAGAATTGGTGAATCTAATGACCCAATAATTTTTTTTGAAAGAAAAACTTAATGAAAAAGAATAGATACGAAATATTAAAAAAACACATTAATACCACTAAACTTGTTTCATTAACAAGTCAAAATTGGTATGATGAAAATGGTAAATTAGTTCCATGGACTAGTGGTAGTATCTATATTGGACCAAATACTGGTGACATTGTTTTCAATTTAACGGGAGGAACCGTAACAACTGGGTACTATAAATGGAACACACCAATAACAGGTAGATGGAATTTAATTGAACCCGCACCAACAAAACTAAGCACTGAGACCGATACGGAATATTTGAATAAAGTTAGTGCCAAAAATTTTGATAGTTTCTTTTTACCCATATTTTTAGAATCGACAGTTGATGAAATGGGTGTAATGGTGGGATTTGATGGGAATATTCAACAAGTCGAACAATTATGTAATTTTTCATATACACAAACAGGTTATACAATTCAAATATATAATACAGTTAATCCTGATGCGTTTAGAGGTATTTTAGAACAAACTTTTACAATAAAATGGGGGGATGGAAACACGTCTGGATTGACCGTAAATAGTGGAATAGTCGGTACAAATTTTCCAACTATTGTACATACTTACCCATCAACCACAACAGGATATACAATATCTATTACACTTGACGCACCGTGGTTAAAACAAAAAATAAATAAACAAATTAGTGTACCAAAAAATTTGACACAAGATTTAATTGGTACTTACACTTATACAGGTACAAACTTACCTTATTATAATACGGAACCAATAGAATATTATTTACAAAGTGGTAGAACACAAGACTATTTAAACGATTTAGAATATAATCCACCAACAGGTTATACAGCTTTTACATACTTAGGAATTGGTGGTAGTAGAATCGAAGAAAAAAGAAGGTACGGTGCAACAACATATATGGGTATAACTACGGGTACGGATTTAACCGGAGCTTATAGTGGATATAGTTTTACATACACATATACCGGATTAACAAGTAACGTAAATGATGATGTAGTAACAACTTTAACTTATAGGGATTATGAGGATGGGACAACATTAATTACTGGTAACACAACAGGATTCACCAAAGAAGAAATACGTGCGGATGAAATTATACGAGACATGATTACAAGAAACGAACACTTTTTAGGGTTCGTTGATGACCCAACCGTTTATTCTGACATTTTTGTTGAGAGAGGAAAACAAGGTGTCTTAGAAAAGACACTAAGACTTAGTGAAATTGATAATACGGGTGAATTATCTATATACGGAAATGGATATTTTAATATCAGAAAACAATAAAAATTATATTTATAAATAAAAGTTATGGCAGTAGGTAGTTACGGAACAATAAGACCAGCAGACGTGTCCCCATCAGATGTGGATATATTCCTGCATTATGTACCAAATAGATTATCAACGTCAGATGTTTCCCTCACAAAGTTATCTTCCGAGGATATTTTGACACCTATTTTTCACAATAATGATACAGACACATCGGATGACGGAAGCGCATCTGGTAACGAAATTTTAGGTGGTTTATACAATTTAAAACTTAGTTCATCTAATTTTTCTGATTTAGGTGTTTACACACTACACATAAGACCAAAACAAATACGACTATCAATAACAGATTGCGGAATTTTAGCTTCATTACCTTCGGTTAGAGGTTTAATAATTGATTTATCAAACGTACCCACTGCGGATAGAGGTAAATTTACCCCACAAGGTTTAGTTGGGTATAGAATAGAATACTTAAATGATGATTCGAGTAAGATTCCAAATTTTTATAGAATAGTAACATCTTCTTTTTATTGTACACCTGTGGTATCTAATTTAACTAGTACAACACAAAAAGCAATTAGATATCAATATAGTAATACAACAACTAATTTGATGTTTTTAACTGTCACACCATCGTCCGCACCGTCAAGTAGACCGAATGTAGTACCATTTATCGGGGAACCAGGACAGAATATTATTATGACAAATACTTTTTTTAATCCTACCACGGTGGAGATTGAAATGGTAGAACACGATGCGTCCACATTGGCACAC